CCAACTACAAATGGTGTAACCGGTTGGCTTGCAAATCTTACAGTAGCATTTCCGCCGGTAGAAGTTGCAGATGTTATTCTTAGTTTCCTTGGATATATTGGTCCGGTGATACTAAATGCAATATTACCACTGCTATTGCTTATAGTATTTTCAATTGGTAATCCGTTTAGTCGAGTTCTAATGCCATAGGTGCTGTTATACGGAACCTTAACAACCACTGTTTTAGTAGACAGCGTAAATGATAGTGTAGCCGCATTGGCTGGTGGGGTGTATGGAGTTGAAATACGTATACCATCCCAGGCGGCACTATTGCTCATGAACTGATTAGTATCATTGATAAAGCCACTTAATTGTGTTTGATTTTCTGTGCCTGGCGTTAGGTTAGTTCTCACTGCATCCTCAACTTTGACCCAACGTGTACCGTTGTATCGGAATAATCTATATGGTAGATAGTCTTTACGCAAGCAGAATTGTCCTACTGTAGGACCCATTGGGAACGCTATACCAGCTGTAAACGGAGCTCCGTTTGGAGGCATTCCATCTTGTGTGATATAGCCAGTATATCCTTTTTCTTCGGCTGTTTGTAACATCGTGCTGGCTGTGGGGCCAACATATATTGGGTCACCGTTAGAATCATATTGGGGATTTCCATCGATATCGGTAGCCTGGGTTTGTATACTAGCATCAACAGTATCGACATCAACAGTAACTAATTCAGCCAATCCATCCTCATCTTTTTGTATAGAAAAGAATTTACTAGTATCATATCCGCTCTTGGGAGCATCAGCTTCTGCTTGATCAAGAACTGCTTGAGTGATCTGCATTTCTTTTTCATAGGTACTCATGATCTCTCTTAGAGTATCTGCCAATTCGTAGTATGCTGTATTTGGTGGGATTATTCCTGTGATACCGTCTTTGGTTAATTCGCTATCAAGTACTTTATATTTTTTACCATCAGGACCGGTGACAATATCTCCCGGAAAATATGTATCAGCAGAATTGTAAGTGCCGATATAATTTTCAGTATCGGCTATTCCGTCTAAGATATCTTTGTATTCTTGGCTGTCTACTAGTGGTTTACATTTAGCACGATATAAGTGTGGATACCAGGTTACTGAAAATCCTTCACTGGCCCGATTAACATCCTCAATAACATAGAAACGTTTAAGTGCAAAATTTAAATCATTTAATGCGTGATCGTCTTTTAGGTGTGGTAATTCGATAACATCGCCGGATATTAATTTTCTACCAAGTTTTTCTACAGTATCGTTAATATGGAAACTGATAAAAATCGTGTCATTTTGTAAGAATAATCCAAATTGACTTAGATTAAAATCGATATCCTGTATGTTGTAAACACCTCGTAAGATATATACATCCGGATCATATTTACGATCTCGATTTTCTAAAAATAATAGATCTTGTATCTGTGTTTCACCGAACATATCGTATGTAGGAGTAGTAGGAGTGTTACCCTGTACAGAAGGACCTGGCCCAATATACTTGTGAACAAGCACATCAGTACCACCAACCTGGAACATTTCCCAGATATTTTTATCTATAAACTTGTAATCATTGCCCTTTTCGGGCCTATATAAACTGAGTCTCGGCATAGTTATATATTTACCGCTAAGATAAAACTAAGATAAATAGTTATATGAGCCAAATAGACACTTCAAAACAAGCGGTTTACGACTACTGTAAGACTATGCTAGGCGATGGCATGGTTGACATAGAATTAGATCCCACACACTATGAAACAGCACTTAATCGTTCACTGGCAGTATTTCGTCAGCGTTCAGACAATGCTGTGGAAGAAAGTTACATATTCTTAAATCTTTTACCAGATACTAACGAATATATACTGCCTAAAGAAATACAACAAGTGCGCCAAATATTCCGTCGCAGCATAGGATCACGCACAGGCGGTGGTTCGGGCGGTACAGTTTTTGAACCATTTAACTTAGCCTACACAAACACCTATCTGTTAAGTTCTACTAACATGGGCGGATTATTAACCTACGAATTATTCAGTCAATACCAAGAATTAGTAGGTAAAATGTTTGGTAGTTTTGTTAATTTCGATTGGAATCCGCAAAATCGTAAATTATTCATACATCAACGTCCGAGAACTGAAGAATCAGTGATGTTGTTGGTCTATAATATCAAACCAGATTTTTCTATTATTGACGATACCTATGCCGGACAATGGATCAAAGATTACTCTTTGGCCAACTGTAAGATTATGCTAGGTCAAGCACGTGAAAAATTTGCGAGTATTGCTGGTCCACAAGGCGGAACAGCACTTAACGGTTCCGCTATGAAATCAGAAGGACAGGCCGATCTAGATAGATTAACCCAAGAACTTGTAACACTAGTTCCTGGCGGAAAAGGTTATACCTGGATAGTTGGATAATGAAAGCCAAAGAATTTATTTTTGAAGCTGACGAAGAATTTTACGAAGCTAAAATGGTTTGGGGTGTAGGGAAAAAAACTGCCCGAAGCGGTCAAGCAAAATTAAAGTTTCGTTGTACATCCGGCCCAAGAAAAAGTAGACAGGTTAGTCATCCGTCAAAATGCCATACTCCTATAAACGTTGCACAAGCTCAACGCATGAAAACCACCAGAGCAAGAACATCTGTCCAGGCGGCTCGTAGAACAGATCGTACAAAATCAATCAATACAGCCAGCGTATTAGCTAATCGATTGAACTCTGGTAAATCAAAAACACCAAAACCTTACTATTAGTATTTGACCTTTGACAGTATCTATTGTATAATTGTCTTATATAGGAGATAATTATGATCGTAGGTGTATGCGGATTTATTGGCAGTGGCAAAGATACAGTCGCTGACTATCTAGTTAACTTTCACGAATTTAGACGAGAAAGTTTTGCCAGCACTCTTAAAGATGCTGTAAGCGCAGTGTTTGGCTGGGATAGAACTTTACTTGAAGGTCGTACAAAAGAAGCACGTGAGTGGCGAGAAGAGGTAGATCTTTGGTGGGCAGAACGACTAGCAATGCCTACCCTAACTCCACGATGGGTTTTACAGTATTGGGGTACAGAAGTAGGGCGTAGAAGTTTCCATGATAACATATGGATCGCTAGTTTAGAAAACAAACTACGTAACAGCAAAGACAGTATCGTAGTTAGTGATTGTCGCTTTCCTAACGAAATAGATAGTATTAAAAATCTAGGTGGAAAAATAATCTGGGTCCAACGAGGAGAATTACCTAGCTGGTATGATACAGCATTGGAAGCTAATCGAGGATCCAATATTGCTCTTAATGATCTTAAGGTAGCAAAAATACATGCTAGTGAATGGTCTTGGATAGGACACGAGTTTGATGCTATCTTAGACAATAACGGAACTATTGACGAATTATATCAGCAGATTAAAAATCTGCTATAAGATCGCCTTGCTTCCAAGCAATACCTTCCTTGCCCAATACTTGACAACAGTTCGAACAAACAGTTTTTAGATTAGTAAATCTACAGTTATCTAGATTTCCATCTACGTGAAATACTCTAAAAACTTCTTTGTGTGGACTCTTAAATCCGCATTTGTCACACTGTAATTTTATCTTATAGCCAGCACGAACCCATCTAGGTATACCGTGATACACCCCGTGAGCAAGACAGATCTCACATAGGCTACGATAGTAGGTTCTTTTGCCTTTCTTATAGTTTATCGCACGAGGTCTTAAACCGCATTTACATAATGGTCGCATAAGGTATTTACACCTTTTCAACCCCTTTATCAAAGAGTTGTTTTTTTAAGCATTACGATAAATACTTTTAGAAAGACTTTATCACCAGGAGAACAGCGAATGGCAACACTACAATCGCCCGGCGTAGAAGTAACGGTAATAGATGAGAGTTTTTATACACCAGCTGAACCTGGTACAACTCCACTTATTGTTATAGCTACAGGACAAGACAAAACAAATGCATCAAGCACAGGCATTGCTGCATCAACTACTAAAGCAAATGCTGGCAAAGCATTTAAGGTTACTAGTCAAAGAGACTTAGTAGATCTTTTTGGAGTGCCATATTTTGAGAAGACAGCTTCATCAAGCCCAATACACGGTTCAGAAAGAAACGAGTATGGTCTTTTAGCAGCTTACAGTTTGCTCGGAGTTAGCAACGCAGCGTTTATCGTGCGTGCTGATGTAGATTTAACAGAATTAACAGCTTCATCAACCGCTCCGGGAGCATTACCAGATAATGGTGATTGGTGGGTAGACGCAGCAGCAACACTTTGGGGTATCCAAGAATGGAATGGTGCTAGTGGATCTACAGTTGGCGGCCAAAAATTTACAGCTAAAACTCCAATTGTTTTAACAAACGATGA